AATTGACGCAAAGGAGGTGTGGAACGATAAAATCACTTTATTGAACAATTGAATCTGATCTGACAACCGCGACCAGTCAAACCGGGTAAGTGTCCGATGAGATCGCGACTACTACACTTCAGATCGATATCTTGCTGCTTGCCATCTTCGAACCTGAGCTGCCAGCGCGGGCTTTGTGGACTATTTCGCTTTATCTCTGCAGGATCATCAGCCAGCTTTATGCCTCCTTTTTCCAGGATTTTTCTCGCGGCTTGGGCATCACCGGTCAGAAGAAAATGCAGGGCGTCCGGGATGCGCTTTTTCTTTGCTTCCCATGCCTTGTTCATCCAGGGGGCCATTTCTTCCATGAGACCGTGCTTCTTGTAGATGTTGGCCATGCGCGTAAGTTCATCCGAATCTTCCAGCAGGTTCCCTGTCAGCATGCGGTATGCAATCGTTTCATCGGCTGTGTTATCTGCCCGATCAGGATATCTTGCGGTGCGCATGTAGTGGCTCATGAGGCCAGCGCTGCCGGGGATGGCTGCCATATCAGGCTCTATGTCGGGTGTGCCATCAATGCCGCGGGAATGCCCGGATGCGGCAGCCGGCAGTTTCGGTTGAAGTCCGGTTGCGCCGGACAAACCGGCTGACGATGGGAGCAATGCCGTTGTTTCGGCAGATAGGGAATTTCTGTTGGAGAATCCCGATTCATCCGGTTCCCACCCACTTATGATTTCCTCGTTGGCGGCGCGCAAACGTTCACGCTTGTCCTGCTTGAAACGGGCTTTGTCCATGCTTGCTCCATGCATCTGCGCTTCCCGTTCATCCGCTTTCGCCAGCCGCTCGGCTGTTTTCCGCCTGATCTCCATCTCCTCACCGCTGCGCAGGCCCTGCGCGAGCCCGCCCGCAAAGCTCCCAAAGTCGAACATGCAATCTTCCTCCCGCTGTTGCCTCACCTTCATTGCTGCTTATCCGGGGCTGCCGCCCCAACCGTTCCAGCCCGCTTGTGAATGTGCCAGAATTGAACATGAATGCTCCCCTTCTGGGGTTATGTCGCGCTGCCGTTGGCCTGGCGTCTTCGGTATCCAAGTCCCGCCACCAACATTACGTCGTCTTTTCGCTGCTGATCATCTGGCTCTGCCGATATAGGCGCTGCCCAGTTGCCCTGCCAGGCTGCCCAGCCCGGCTGCGGATAGTGCATTGGCCTGCTGCTGCTTCGTCCATGCATCGAGCTGGGCATTATATTGCCCCAATGCCAGGTTGCCTCCGGCGGTATTGGCATTTGCGGCTCCGCCAAACCAGTCCTGTGCGGCATTGAGTCCCGCATTATGCAGCGCGGCCCCGGCTGTCATGTTCCCGGTAGCGGAGTTGCCGGCGTTGAGCGCGGCGGCATCCGCGGCAATTCCCATGGTCGGCATATTACGGCCGAACTTGGCGGCGCTTTCGCGCATCGCCATGCCCTGCAATTCAGTATTGCGGCGGGCCTTGTTCATTGCCCCGGCTGTATCCCTGGCGAGGCCCAGGCTTATATCGCTGGACAATGCCTGGAATCGCCCCGAGTTTGGATTGACCCCCAGACGCTGCATCTCCCGCTGGCTGGATTCCTGAGCCCGCTGGTATCCGCGCGCAATATCGGCTGCAGCCTCTGCAGCCAGTTTTTCCTGACGCGCGGCTGAATCATACTCATTGGCATCCTTGACCATGCGTGCTTCCATGGGCGCAAAAAGATCGCGGTAGATTTTCCACTGAGACTCCGCCCGGGCGGCATTAGCGTCGCCCAGGCCAATCTGCTGATCCACGATCTTCCGGATCAGGGGGTCTTGCACTGCTGCCCTGTCTTTCTCCCACGCCAGTTGTTGTTTTGCCACATCCAGTTGCTGCTGAGCGATGTCGGCATTCTGTTTTGCCGCCTGGCCAATAAGCGGATCGGGTTTTGGGGGTTTAGAACTGCACATTTTCGGTCTCCAGTATCTTGATCAGTCCATTTTCGACGTGGCTGTAGCCCAGCATCCTTAAAAATCTTCCGGCCTTGTTGACCGTCTTCACAGTGATGTGTATCTCGCTTGCGCCAAACAGCCGCATGGCATTCTCCACATACCCGACAAAACACCGCGCCACCCTGCCGGTGCGCACCCACGGCAGCAGATAGAGCGTATCTTCGGTTGCAAGGAGGGTCTGCGTATGAGTGCTTCTATCCAGGTACATGGCGCAATTTCCGCACAGCCGATTTTCCTTTCTGACGGTAAAAAGGACATAACGCCCCGCGCGTTCATAGCGGGCAAACGTGGCATAGTCCGGATCAAAGGGTAACCGGTGCCGATGCTCCTCGGTTTCATCCCAGTGCGCGCGATGCAGCAGTTTTATCTCTTCCTGGATATCTTCGATGCGTTCCCGGGAGAATATGAAATCCCCGCATTTCTCCGGTTGGATCAATGTAATATCTTCCATTGGTACGAGCCTGTCGAGGCAGTCGGCGGCGACACAGATGTCGGCAGCGAGTTCGGGTGACAGGACATTGCCCATATTGGCTGCAAGCAGCGTTATCAGCGTGTTATTCATGGCATCCCGGGGAAATCCCTGAATAAGTTCAGGCGAGCCGATGTCATACCATTTTCAGGAATGGAAATGCGGAAGTCGATGACGCGAAAGCTGGGCCCTTGATTCATTATTCACCCATCCATGCGCGAAATCACTTGCTCCAGCGCGGCGCGAACTGTATTGGTATAGGAATACAGGGCTTCGCATTCTGACCGCGTCGGAGTCTCTGAAAAGGTAAGCCACTGGAATTCCGGCCTTTCGATCCGGTTTCCCCGCCTTCCGGTCAGTATTTCCATCATTGTTTTAAGCCAGTCGGGAGTGCCTGCGGGGATACCCGGTTTTTTGATACTGGTTGATTTAACGCGGGCTTTCGCGAGTGCGGGTTCGATCACGGCGCCGCCCATCGCCGATCCTTCGGTAAAATTGAATTGACGCGATGCGGCTACGGCGAGCAGCAGTGTTCCGCCTATGGCAACTGCTGCGCAAATGTTGGTCTGGACTGGATTTGCCGCAGCAAGATGATGCATTGAAAAAATAGCGCTGGTGCTGCTCGCATTGCCCTGTATCGACCAGAGCGGTACTTCCAGCAAATGCTTTTGCACTATCTCGCCGGCAAGGGCGATATTTTGCTGCGCAGACCCGGATGCGGGCAGAGTCAGTCCGCGGTCTATGCCTGCGGTACTGACCGTATTGCCCTGCCGCGAGCCTGCAGCGGAGAGGCCGAATGCCTGAGTGACCGCTATTTCTCCATCCCGGCTGATGTTGGCCTGCGTTGCCTTGGCCGATAAGAGGGAGTGGGCTTGAAAAGCCGACGCCGCAGCGCCGAGGTTGGTCTGCGTGGAGGCGGCGCCAGCAAGAGTGTGGTGCTGTGCCGCTGCCCCGGTACTGGCGGCTTGGGCCTGTATCGATGTGGCGAACTCAAGCAGCTGCGCCTGGATTATTGCAGCGGTGCTGGCGGTGCTGTTATGGATTGAAGCGGCGCCGGCAAGAAAATGTCCCTGGGCCAAAGGCGCAACGGTGGCTGCCTGGGACTGTAGAGATGCCGTAGATGCAAGCAGCTGTACCTGAACTATCGCAGCGGCGCCGCCGGTCTTTTTTCTGGGCAAGGGGGGCAACCGACAGATCGCACCTGTTCGACGGTACCCAGATATCTTCTCCTTCCGGCTCGAACAGTTGCCATGGATTTGCCGCGATAGCGGCTATCGACAGGTCATCCAGGTACTTGTCCAGAAGGTAAAAATAGGCAAATCTCGCCGATAAAAAGGGCAATCCGCTTCCTCTCTGGTTTCCTACCCACAGCGAATTGGTCACGGCGCCGGGATTTTTCCCCGAGGTGCTTGCGATATTGACGCCGTCGCGGAACCAGTCGCAGGAGCCTCCGTTCCTGTTTCGCAAGGCGCCGTGGACTACCGTGCCGGTCGGCCAACCGGAGGAAAGCAGCGTGCCTGCGTATCCGTTGACCGAGAACCACAAGCCACCGCTCGCTGACTGGAATATACTCCAGCCGCTTGCTCCGTTTACAGTGCAGTCGGCGACTCCCCTGTAATTATCGAAGGAGTCGAAAATTCCCCCGAATAGCACGGTGAATTCGGAGGCGGGAATATTCGTGGCGCTGTAGCTCAAAAAGGTGCTCGCGCCATCGAATACCAAAGCATTGCCCAGTCCGGTCGTGCCCGAGGCAACGGCTCCGCTCAAGGCCGGGGCGCCGATCGCGGTCCCTGCATTCCTCATCCATCCGCTGGGGTCTCCAACGGCGATGATGGATGCTGAAACCCGCGAAAGCACGGGATGAGCCAGGTCAAGCGCGGCTGGGTATAGCGGCTGATTGGTTAGCATTTTCCGGATGTCTGATTCGAATTAATGTTCATGCTATCGTCGTCAATTCGCTCAGGTACGCCTCGACGGTAACCGCTTGCCCCGTGTTGCCCGTGAATTCCACCTCGAGGCACATGATTTCCCGGCCAATGGGGTAGGTCCAGCCCATCGCTGCGTTCGCCGCAGTGCCGGGTCCGACAGCCGGAAAAAGCGTTTTCCAGTTCGATCCGGCGCTGCCCGGGGACGGCAGGGTCGTGCTGTGCGCGATCAATACCCGCGCCGTGCATTGCGCGGTGGGGCCAATGGGGCCATTGGCTATGCTCAGGGTAAGCCTGCTGGGGCCTTGCACCGCATTGAGGTCCAGCGTGCCGCGCGTGGTGGCTCCGGCAGGATTTGCCCCATTCGGCACGAGTGTACGCGCGGTTTTTGTCAATGCCATAATTCATCTCCTGTCTTGTTCTTCATGTTGGCTGTGAGCTGGTATAGGTAAGCGGCGGAAATGCCACCGTGTTGCCGCTGGTGATCACCTGATCCGACGTTTCATCGGTGACCCACAATACCCTGCTTGCGTTGTCGGTGAATGCGATATGCAAATCCGGAGCCGCACCCGAACTGGCAGCCGCCGTTGCGCTCTTGGCGGCAGTGGTTAGCACGCGCGCTGCGCCGTCGGCTCCCGACAAGGTGAAATCGCCGCCAGCCATCGGCACGGTGCATATTGCATTGCCGGTCACTGTCGCATAACTGTCGCCCACAGCATACGCCTTGAGCAGCAGCATGCTCAGGCTATTGCTCTTGATCGCATTCAACCCGCCGTCCAGCACGTCTGCGTGCGCATACTTTGCCATTTTCGTATCTCCTCTGTTGTTGTGCCTGGATCGTCTCTCTGATTGCCCTCAAGTTTTCCCTCAGGCCTGTCTTAGGCCTGCCTTAGGCCGTCCATCGTTTCCGCCAGCGTTACCGCGGACACCTTGACATTGCCAGACAGCACGATTTCCACGTTGTCTGCCTTATAGCCGCCGGGGAGCCGGAAAGCACGGCTGCTTCCGATCTGCCTGCTGAATTTCAGGGCGTCATCGACCCATAGCTGGAATTGCAATGAATCAAGCCGCAATGCGGGAATGGGGCGCATGGCATCGCCTCCTATCTCGTACTCCGCCAATGCTGCATCCGCCAGCCCGTCGTCCATCGCACCGGAAGTGGTCAATGCACGGTTGGCAGCCACGGCCGCCTCATGCGCGCTTTGCGCAAAAGCCAGCTCGGCCTCCGACATTTCGAAATCGGCATCGATCCTGGCTGCGCCATAGTTGATGGAGGGCGCGGTAACGAATTTCTTGCTCCTCCATTCATAGATCAGCTTTGTCCCGGCATCTCCTTCCCATTCGTATATCTTCCGGTCTGCCGCTACATACAGCTTGCCCGTGGCCGGATCCGCCCATATAGCGGTAATTTTCTGGTTCACCTTCAGGAAGGAGGCGCTCTCCCCCTTGTCGATCACGAGCATGAGGGAACTGCCATCAGCCGAATAACCGGCGTAATATCGATTGTCCGCGGCGGCGGCAATGAACGTATCCGGATTTAGCGCCGACCACTCGCTTTGGGTGAACAAGTCCTTGGTGACGGTGTCGCTCGTTCCACCCGTCCCGATGATCACCATGCCCTGCGGCGCAGGGTAGCCGATGCCGAACGGGAAATTCGCGATCCCGCGTTTTGCCATGCAGGGCCATGCTACCCCGAGCTTTTCCATGCCGCCGCCCATGGTTGCCGGTTCGACACCGGTAATCGTGAACGGATTTCCGGCCGTCATGCCCACCAGGGTAGTGCCGTTCACCGCTATCGCGACGATATTCTGATCGTAGGTTTGACGGTAGGCGACGGGCCACGCGTAGGGTTTGAAGGGCTCGGAGAAAAATACTTCATTGCCAGCAAAGCCCGCGGCCACGCCATTGGCCAGGATGATGACGCCTTTCATGTCGGCCGGGGGCATTTCCCATGCGGCTGAGGGCAGTACTTCCGCCAGGGCCACGTCCGTGTCAGGCACGGTATCATTGAAAGTGGATGCGGCGGCGGGGATGGTCGCCACGTAGTGATATTCGGTATCGATCGAGGCAGTCATCGTCCGATAGATGCGCTTGAGCATGCCTGATGTATTATGGCGGGCAACGCGGGTCCAGATTCCCCCACCCGAATATGCCTGCCGCGCCGCCAGCGCTACCGCTATTTTTCTTGCAGCCGTATCCACCCTCAGTATCTGGAAGCTCGCATTCAGATCAATCATGCCGGCCACCGATGCGAACCGGATTTCTTCCCCGGTGCGCAAGCCGAAGACAGTATCGAGCGTGACCTCAACCTGGCCTGGGAGCGGCGCGTCCCTTGCCGCATCCGTCACGATTCCCGAATTCGCGGGGGCGCCATCCATGGCTGAGAGTTCCCAGGTGCCGCCATCGCTGCCGGTAATCACGGAAGATGGAGGGGACGGTTTCGATTCCTCGCCCCATTGCGTCACGAAAGTGTAGACATAAGAGCGCGTCGCTATCCCCGTAGTGCCGGATGCGCCAGACTCGCCGGACGCGCCTGGCGGAAGAACCGCTGGGGCTGTCTTCGGCGGCGTTACCCCCAGTACGTAGCATCCTGACGGGTAAGGCCCGGGGCCTGCGGTTGCCATGTCATAATCCGATACGCGCGGCTCGCAATCCCCGGTATAGTAAAAGCGCCGGGAGGTGTTTCCCGCGATCGGAGAGCGTGCGACATCCACATCCTTTTCCCAGGCAAGCCATTTTCCGTTGCCTTCCTTTTCCATGCGAAACATGGACACGATATCGCGCTCCATGACGGGAACATACACCGGCAGCAGGCCGTCCCGAGGGCGAAGGTCGCCGGAGGTCAGCCTGCAATTGGTCGCCACCTGAGCCTGGTTTGGCGCCAGGAGCTCTTTTGCCAGCCTGGGCACCAGCCCGGAAAACCCCGCGATACGAAATGCGCTCACTCGGGTGAAGCCTCGCGGTTGGCCTGATCGCTGGCATCATTGCTGGCCATGGCCGCGGGAGGCAGGGCATCCTGAGGAGATTTCCTTCCTTCGCATATTGCCCGCTCTTCCGCCCGCCTTTTCACCAGGCCAGCCAGCACCTTTCTCCCGGGTCCATACTTGAATGCCTCGATGCGCGCGCAGGCCTCGGCATAGCGGCGGGAATTGATCAAATCTATCAGGTTGGCAGGCTTGCCGGGCGGAGCGCTGCGGCAGAACGTGGGAACACCCACGCTATATGCCAGCCGCACGTAGGCTTCATACTCGTACTGGTACAGAGGCACGGTAACGCAACGCCTGACACCGGCGGCATAAACTCCCTCGATCTCATCCAGGAGCCGCACCAGCGAACGTGTGGGCGTAGTCTTGTCGCCCATCCTGACGCCCGCCGTGGACCCGAATCCGATAGTCGGCACGTCGCCGGGAACTGGAATGTAGGCCTCTTCCCTGTAGCCTTCGTGGACCGCAATCCCTACCAGCGTGGAGGCAGCCAGCACCATCACGGCGACGGTGGTGCGCGCCTGCGTCAGAGTCGGTTTTATCATCTGCTATCCCTTCCAGTTTCCCGATGCATGCCCGGCTTCCTGCCCTTCTTGTAACCGCGGGCTTCCATGCACAGGGTGGAGGGGGCAGAGGGAACAGAGGCATGAAAATCATTTGGCATTTTCCTTGATGCAGTCGAGCTTCGCCTTTATGGTTTCCTTCAGGTCGCCCGCATCCACGTTGGAGCAGGAAGAAACCGCAGGCGCAGGCCCGGAGGGGAGCCGGGACTTCGGTTTGCGTCCTTCCTGCCTGCCTGCCGGTGTCCCGGAAGTTGTTTCCGGTTCACCCTCCGGCCTCGCATCGGGATCGACAGCGGGAAAAACCTGACCGGCCCGATGTTCCCCGTTTGGAGCAGGCGACAGCATGGCGCAAGATGAGAGAAACAGGGCGGCGAGATAAGGTCTCATTGCTTTCTCCCGTTTCTCCCGTCTCTCCCCTGGGACCACTGATCGATGATCCGGTCGAGTTTTTCGTTGAACTCTCTCATTGTCTCCCGCTGTTCCCCGCGAGCGGACTTGATCTCGTCGCTGAGGCGCTCATTGGTGCGTTCCTGGTACAGCTCCCCTCTCTTGAGGCTGGCAATATCATTCTGCACCGCGTTGTAGGTGGCGACGCCGGATGCGGCGAGCCCGGCAATTGCGATGATTCCGCTGAAGGAGAGGGTATAGGTGGATGGCCCCCTCCGCCGCTCTGTCCGTTCCGCCCGTTCCGTTCTGGGATCGCTATCGTCCTCGTTCATTTCAGAGCAGGCTCCATAGGATGACAACCAAAACCGCGGCGCAGGCAAGCAGGATGGCCGCAGTCCATTTCGATGCGCTCAATTTGGCGAGCAGCCGGTCTGCGCTCGCGTCGGCTGCCGTATTCTGGCGATCGATCTCTTCCTTGATGCGATTACGCTGATACATGGTCATGATTGCTCCTCCAGGTAAATTGTGGCTCATAAAATAAAAAACGCGGCATGGCCGCGTCCTGACCGTGGGGTATGGGGCTTATTCACCATTGGATGGCTTCCAGTTGTTCTTTAAGAGGGTTATCTCCCAACGCGGTGATCTGATCGCGCAATTTTTGCCGCTTTCCTGTCAGCTGCCCGTGGGTCGATGCGAACGTTGCAGCATGCGCCACAATCCTGTCTACCAGTTCGATCTTGGAAAAGCCGCGTGCACTCGCGGCTGCGTCGAGCCAGGGGGTGGCCGTGTCCGGATTCTGCAGCCAGGCGCGTGCTTCCGCTTCCTGCATCGGCCAACTCCTGGTCTCGTCATCCGGATATCCGGCCTTCAAGGCGCCGACCGCATCCTGGTAGGCGGCATCGATGCGAGCCAGCGCCTCCTGTTTCGTCTCCGTGGCGGTCGGAAGCGCCGGAGGGCGTGAGGCTGCCTTCCATAGCTCTATGAAGGGCTGGAAATCTTCCACATTATCGAGCTGCGTGTTGGCGGATTCGTCATGCTCTACATGGCCTCTCTGACCGTCCCACTGCACCGCGCGGATGCCGGGCGGCAAGGTGGATAGATCTACCATCCTGAACGTCCCGCCGATTCCGACCAGCCCGTCATCCCGGATGATGGTCACGCGCATTTGCTATCCTCCTCTTGCCATTCCACTTGCCGGTGTCCCGCCTTCCGGCTGCTGGTTACCAGGAGTTCCTGCATGAGCACCTGCTGCGCCTGGGCGCGCTGCATGGTCATTTCATTGCGGAATGATTCTATGGCCGCTGTTCCCTTGCGCGATTCATTGGCTGTGTTGATCATGAGGGTGGGCATCCAGGCAATGGCACAGCTCCAGCTGCCTGTCGCTTCCCCCGTGTTGGCATCCACTCCATGAACCTGCACGTACCAGGGACAGCGATAGAGCACCGGTTTTGATTGATCCAGTTTCACTTCCTCGCATTTCGCCCCGAGCGGGCAGCCTGCCATGCGTGTCTCCATTAATCCTTTCTCGCTATGATGAGGTCGATGTATTGCACCGCCAGGTTGATGGCGGTACCCGTAAAAGTGTGATTATGGGGGTTTCCCCCACCTGTATAATTTGTATAAGCCGTAGTACTAGCAGTATTATCGTCATTCGGATTGTAATCAGCCATAGCACTTCCTATTCCAGAGCCAATAAAATAAGAGTGTTGATGTGGCGCCAACTGTGCTTCAGTAAGCGTTGTCGCACTGTTTGATCCCGTCACGGGCTGGGAGGTGAAAGCATTCGTAAAAGTGATGGAGCCTCCCGATCCTCCTCCTGCTCCGCCGGTAACCCGCAAGGCTTTGTCATTGTGTGCAGTCACTTGCGTCCAGCCAACCGGCGCGGCTGGCTGGAAAAACAGCATGACCGTGCCCCCTGGAATCAGGTCGCCCGCCGCTGCGCCCAGCGCTGCTCGGGCCGCCGCCGCATCCGCTTGCACAAGCAGGGTGCGGATGAAAGCGCTCAGCCCTGTGAGCGCTGCGGTGCCGGGGCCGGTGAAGTACGGTACTTTATCCGTTGCGGAAGCAAGCCCGCCCAAAGCGATGAGATTGGGATTCGAAAGCGATTCCTGCAACGCGGCATTGGTGATGCCCGCGACAAAATAATCGCCCGCTGCCCAGTTGCGGGCCGTGGTGCCATCCATTCCCCGTCCACCCGCTGCAATGGTAAGACTGTCGGCGTTGCGCGCCGCGATCTTCACGATTTCGCGATTGCCCGATGCGTCCTTGAATATTCCATAGAAATAATCCCCGGAACCCAGCACTGGAAAAAGCAGACCTTTGCCCGCCTCGATCGTGAAATTCAGGCCCGCAACACCACTGGGCGCGGAACTGACCACAGCCTTGCCAAAATTGGAAAACCTGATACCCATGTCTTAATCCCCATCTTGTTTGCGTCTTTTCCGTTTTATGCCCGACCCATTAGTCTTGTGCGTAGCAGCGCGAGTGCGGCCTCTTCCTTCGCGCATCGCGGCCGCAACCGTCCTGGCACCGAACTGCTCCTGGTGGTAGAAAGCAAGCTGGAGATGGGTATAGGGCTTTTTGGGTGAGGACATCAACCGGAATAAGGCCCCGTGGACTATTGCCTCCTGGTATTCGTCAAACTCCCTTTCACCCAGTCCCGCACTGGCCGGGGATGGCTTCAGGGCCATGCTCAGGCTCAGGATTCCGTTTGCGCTTGGCGCGGGCACGAGCGCAAGAAACCCCGTCCCGCCGAAAATATACAAGGGTATCCCCGAGAGACGGCCATCCCTATTGCGCTCCGCCATATCGCAATCGCCAGTGCCGCATCCGATTTCCCTGCCATCCAGGGCGGCATGGAGAATTGCATGCACTGTCGAGTCGGCGGGTGGAACAAGCGGATAGGCAGACGTGCCGGGTTCCACTGCTATCGGCGGATGATCGAATCGCCATGCGAGCGATTGCTCGCAGAAGGCGATAGCCGCCTGGCGCAAGGCAATGTCCATGGCTGCCAGCGGGCAGCCGGGCAGCTGCGGAGCGACGAGATCGTAGAAGTTACTCCAGGTTTTCACGAACGTCCGCCTCCGTCTGCGGAGTGGGAATCAAGCCCGGTTTCCGGTTCACAGCGGAACCTCCCCCTCGAAGAATCGGGCAAATGACGACGCCCGCCCCGAATTGACATGCTCATCATCCACCGTTTCGGCCCGGAATGTGACATAGTCCGCTACGGTTTGCAGATACTCGCCAGGCAGCGGAAAAGCATCGCCTAACAGCTTTTCGGTGCCGGGCCAATCCGGCAACCGGGCAAGTTGCCCGGAAAAGAGATCGGGCCGCCGCTTCAGTATCTGCAGCACCCCCTCGTTGGCAAACGCCAGCAGCACATCATCCGGATATCTATCCTTGCTTGCGTCATTCAACGGGATGCGCCCAAGATCGACGGCGGACCGATAGGTCAAATAAGTCACCGCCATCATTTGTCCAGCTCATGCTGCGAGAACAGGGCGACCACCTTTTGCCGCAGCGCCTCCTTGCTCTGGCGTTTGTCCAGCTTCTGGTTGTAGTTGCGCTGGGCATACTCGGCCAGCGCATCTTTATCCATGCTGTGAAAATCGACCACGGGAAGCGGCTCCTCGACTGGCGGTTCTTGTGGGACCAGACCGATGGCGGTGTCCGGGCCATCGGTGTTCCCGTTATCCGCCGGCTTATCCACTTTATCCGCTTCCGACCAGGTATCGGAAAATGGCAGCAGGCGCTCCGCCACCTCGGCGGTCACATTTCGGACCTGGCCGGGTTCCCAGCGCAGACCGATCCCGCCGATGCTGTCGATCTTGACTGTTTTGCCGATATATTTCACCAATGGCATATTGAAGCTCCATAAAAAAGCGGCCTCCATATAGTGGATATGGCCGCTCCGGTTTGCTTATACTCGTCCTGTTATTTGATGCCTATGCCGTCGCCCTTGACGATCGCAGTTACCCTGCCGGCGGCGAAGGTCGCGGCTGCCGCGGTGATCGTGATGGTCAGGAAGACCGGCCGCTCGAACTTGAGAGGCTGGAACGCCAGCGCGGTGCGCCCTGCAGTGCGAAACAACCCGTTGCCGCTCGCGGAGAAATAAGCATCATCTGCTGCCGGCCCCTCGCTTGCATTGACCGGCGCAAAGCCGATCCTGCACCCGATCGCAGGCGTGCCGCTGGCATCGAGATCGTCGTTGACGATGTCGATGTCGGTCACATCGAGGCCTCCGGGGATGATGACCGGGCGGTACACGTCCCCCACCGCGGCCGCCGCCGGCGTTACGGAGCCGTAAACCACCACGGCATTGCCATATCCGCCCATGTGGCGGTTTTTAGTAATCAGGTCTGGTGCGTTGAAAGTAGCCATGGATACACTCCTTGAAGAATGGGCATTGGTAGCATTGGCAGGCCGAAAAAGCAGCGCCTGCCGGGTTACAGCGGCACGGCCGAGTCGACCGCGATCACGCCAAAATCGGTAGGAACCTTTGTTCCTGTTCCATCATCGATGGAAAGCCGGACCTTGGCCTTGCCGCATACTTTTTCTCCCATGACTTCCAGGTTGCTCTCGAAGTTGTACCAGTGCTCTTTCCAGCCAAACTGCATCCCGCTGATCTTGGTCCTGCCATAGGCTATGCCAAGCGCCTGCGCGCCCAGCAGGAGACCCCGCTCCACTGCATATCCCGCGGCCAGCGCCGGATTTATCTGCTGGTCGGTTTCGGTTGCCGTAGGCGCGTTCGCAGCAGTAATGATTTTGGTCGTTTCGCCGGGCATGAAGCGGATTGCCCGCTCGTTCTTGATTACCAGGATGCCGTTCCACATGCCCACTTCGCCGGCGAACAGGGGGTGCCGCCCGTCCAGGTATGCCGCCCGATTTATCGCGTTTTGCTGGAACGCGCGCAGAGAGCCTTCGGTCAGCAGGATGGAATATTGGTTCGGGGTGGCGAGGAATACCCACATCCTGGAGGTCTGCGCGGCGCTGTCTCCGGCAAGCTTCACCGATTGCAGCGGCTGGTCCATATCATCGATGCGCTTGCGCAGGCTATCGAGATGGTTCAGCTTGAGCTGATCAGTGGAAACAATGGCGCCCAGCTGCTGCCCCCCCTGGACGAGGTTTGCGCCGTTCACCACGAAATGCCGGTTATAGGTAGGGGCTTTGACGGGATTGACCATCACGGATGCGAAATTCGGCGCGCTCTGCAGGGGAATGGTCCAGTCCGTCCCGATCTGGGATCCTCGGGCTCCAGCCAGGTGCACCAGCGATTCCTGCGTATCGAGCCTTGGGAAATACCCGGACAACTGCGCCAGCGCAATTTCCCGCAGATTGTGCTTGGTGCGCTGCTGCGACATGCTTCCGCCCGCGTCGATGACCTTGCTCGCGAGATCGATCTTGATTTCCATCGAGGAAAACGAGAGCGTGCTGCCCTTGCCTTCACGGTTGACGTCGCCCATCAGAGGTTCCCCGCCAACAGTGTCGACCAGGTCGAGCGATACTACCTCGCCCGCGCCTTTCATCAAGTTGTCGATCCGCACCAACGGCATGCCGGGCTGCGTCTGCCCGGCAAATTTTTCCATCGTGGCGGAAGGCTCCACCGGGCCTGCCAGGTTTTCCAGCGCTGAAGTACCTTTCAGGGTATTGGCGAAAAGCGCGGCGCTGTAGTGTTTCACGGCAATCGAGCTGCCGCTTGGGACATTTGTTTCAGCCATTTCGTCAGGTCCTTTTAGTCGAGATCGGCTCTCAAGGCGGCTGCCTGCTGCGAGGGCATTTTCATCAATCGCCTGGTCAATTCATGCGGGCTCAGGTTTTCGATCTGGTCGCGCTCGGAAGCGGGGTTCGCTCCGCCTTGAATATCCGATAAGGTTGTGGGTTTTCTTGCGGGAGCATTTTCAAGCCTGGCTCGTACGTCAGCCTTGGTCAGCTCCGGATCGGCTTGCTTTGGAATGGAAGCTTCCGGCATGATGGCTTTCACGCGGCGCGCAACCTCTTCGAACCTTTCGGCAAAAGGCCTTCCAGCCCATTTGCTGCTGGTCCTGAGGATTTCGTCCTGCTTCAGCGCTTCTTCCCATGCCTGTGGATCATTGCTCTCCCAGTGCACCAGGTCGGGATTGTTGTCCTTGGCCTCGGCGACCTGCTCCTCCACGGTGAGCTGCCGGGCGCGAGCCGATGCTTCACGCTCGCGCCTCAGTTCGTCCAGCGTGTTTTCGAGCTTTTCGCCTTGCTTCCGGCTTCCCTCGAATACTGCGGTAATCACCTGGTGGACTTCCGGCATGTCCTTTTTTAGCGTTTCGAGATGCCGTGCCAGGGCTTCATCCGTGACGCCGCCATCCATTCCCTGTGCCTCATCCTTCTGCTTCATCAGCGCTTCCAGCTTTTCGACCGCCTCCCTGTTTTCCAGTCGTGCGGCCTGCAGTTGTTCACGCAATGCAGAATTTTCCACCCGCAATGCTTTATGCTTTTCGTAAGGAATGATCCCCTTGCCGTTTTTTGTGCGAACGATCGGCTCATCTTCACCCGCGTCGTTAGCCACGCTGCGCTGCTCTTCCAGTTCGGGTTCGTCCTTCGTCTGTTCGCCGGGAACAGGAGCGAGGCGGGCTGGATCATTCTCCAGTGCTCCGATTTCCTCCGGTTTCAGGTTTGCTTCATCCGTAAGCTGATCGATTTCCATTTTTTCTCCAACTGCTTGACCCAGTGAGCGGGCCTGCATGAGCAGGATTGATAAAACCTGTGATGCAAAAAAACCGCTCAAGCTGCCTTGAGCGGCCGGGTACTCCGATCTGCTGCATTAAACTTTAGATGGCGGACTTCACAGCGCGCTTCCCAATAACAGTTTTCCCGGATTAGCACGGAGAGCTTTGCAGACATTCGTGATGGCAGGCGCACTCGGCGATGAATACGAAGCCGGAAGCCGGATGATGACGAACGCTCTTGTCTGAGTAGCGATTCCGCTTTGCGGCGCTGTCGCCGTTCCAGGAGCAGGAAATGAAGACCCGAGATTGAAAGTATTGCTGTTTTTCGTATCGAAATTCTCGGATTGATAAAAGGGCAGCATCGAACCCGCAAATGTCGAATCCATTTTTCCGTCGATCCAGTATCCGTATGTCCTGTTAGCGCCATCGAGGACAAAAGCGATGTCATGCACGCCACCGTCAAATGGAATTGCATTGCTTAGCACCCCTGCTCTCCCTGTAGCCCCCCATACTGCCGTGGCGAGCTTGCCGGATTGATTGCAGCGGATTTGTATCCCCCGCTGCCCTTTCCCAGTGGTGCTGGTGCCAAATCCATCCCCAATGAATGCCCTTTCATTTGCCGCCGGTGTAATTTTCCCTAGCCACCATACGAATAATTTCTCTCCAATGGAATAGTCATAGTTCAAGTTTGGCAGCCGGATGCACGTGTCGTAAGGGTTGGACGGCGCCTTGGTGGTAACCATGCCCGCCGTGCCAAACATCTCGGAATCGCTCAAATTGCCGCCGCGGACACCATGATTACCCGCGGCAAGATCGAAGAACAGGGAATCACCAATAAACTGGTTCCCGGCATAGCCATGGAAGAAATAGTAAGGATGGCTCTTGTCGGATCGAATCTGTATCGATGGGACGGCTTCAAGTAGATGAACTTGGCTTATAGCAGCAACGCTGGCGTTGCTTTTGAGAATCGAGGCGATGCCAGCAAGTGGGTGGTTCTGCCCGATAAGGGCAGTTTCCGCCGCTTGCCTCTGTATCGATGAAGTGACTTGCAGCCGCTTCAACTGCGTCATGACAGCGGAGCCAATAGTATTTTTCTGGGCTGCTGGAGCGGCTGCAAGCCACTTCAACTGTATTATGGTCGAGGAGCCAGCAGCATTTTTCTGGGCTGAGGTGGTAGCTCGAAGCAGTTGCAATTGGAATATAGCGGCCGTACCAAAGGTGTTTCTCTGGGTCGGGGAAGAGATGGACAGGTCGCGTCTGGTTGGCGGTACCCAGATATCTTCTCCTTCCGGCTCGAACAGTTGCCATGGATTTGCCGCGATAGCCGCTATCGACAGGTCATCCAGGTACTTGTCCAGAAGGTAAAAATAGGCAAATCTCGCCGATAAAAAGGGCAATCCGCTTCCTCTCTGGTTTCCTACCCACAGCGAATTGGTCACGGCGC